CACCACCAGCAGTTTGATTAGCTCCACCACTATATGCCACGGGCCCAGAAAAACGTGTGGTACTCATTGTAACTACCTCCTTACGAAAGGGTTTACCCTAGAGTCTTCGTAAGCGTCTGCTGGGCCAGTCGCTAGGGCTATGTATCCCAGGGGTTGGGAGGAGGCTGGAAACCTCCTCCCAATAGTCGAATTACACCCGTCCTATGCTCCAGGTGATCCGAAGATACCGCGAGGGTCAGACCAGCCGAACACGTAACGTTCACGGGCCTTGTACCTCACATTGCCGGTATCGAAATCACCTTCCATCGAAGTCCGAATCGCCGTCCGGTTGAAACCTTTCAAACCGTTTGGTGCGTCGGTTTTAATGAACCAAGCATCGGTGTCGGTGAGGAAGTGGTTAACGACATACCCTTCCGGAAGCATACCCATGTTCCGAACGGCATTGATGTCGTTATCCGCAGTTCCCGGACGAAGCGTGGATTCCAAAAGCCGATCCGAAGTAAACTGAAGTTCCTTTGGAACAAGAAGTTTGACCCCGGTAACAGCAATTTTCAGACCGCGCTCATCGACAAAACCAGCAATATCAATGAGGGCCTGCTCTAGGCTGGTCTCATTGAGATCCGCTGCTGTCGAAAGCTCGTTTCGGAAAGTGCTGCCATTGGCAAGAGTATGAGCCGTTGAACAAAGCTCAAGACCATCGCCGCCGGTATAGGTACTGTCAAAAGCATTGTTAAGAACTGCCGCAGCCTTAACCTGCTTCGTCTGACTCATGCTACGAGCGAGAGCCTTCGTGTACCGGCTTGCAAGCCGATCATAAAGGTTATCCTCGATGGCTTCTTCCGTAATGGAAAACGCCAAAGCAATCGTCTCCATCGTATACCGAGCCGTGTACACTTCCTGGGCATCGTCAAACGATATGGCCGCTCCTTCAGATTTGGTGGGTGCCGTCCCGAAACCGGATAGCATCACCTCTTCTTCGAATGCACGATCAGAACTTTCCATATCGAAGATCTGGTCGTGCTCACGGTCATAATTATCGTATTCCATGCCAAACAAAGCGTTCAGGCCGGGCTCTAACTCTTTGACGAGTTGTGCTCTACTTATAGCCATTTCTCAACCCTCCTATACGCCAGCGGTGTCGGTTGTACCAGCTACAAGAGCACCATTAGCGCTATTGAACTGATTATTCAACCTAACCAAAGCAGGAATTCCAGACGCCGAGAAGTCTTGATTAGCAGCATCCTCTTCCCAACCAAGAATACGCAAATTCAACGTCTTGGTAGCGGCTATCGTAGTGATAGACAGAGTAGCCGAAGACTGACCCGTTGTCGTGCTGCCGCTTGTTCCAGTAGCGAAGTTCGCGTTAGCAAAAACAGCGGCTCGTGCCGTTGCCTTACTGGTCCATGAGGCATCCGTTGCAATAACAAAGATTTGCATTGGATCATCTGCAACAAAGGCCTTCACGGCGTGGTTACTATCCGCGCCAGATCCCGGCCAGTGCATACTCCAGGTGGGTTTTCCAGTGGTGCTCGAAACATACTGACAACCCATGAAAGCACCAAGTAACCCAACAGTACCACCAGCGGCGGCTCCCACTACATCAATATATCCCGTCGCAAGTGGGATAACAGGAGTACCTTGGTAAATAACGTTAGAGTTGCCATTGGCAATTTCATACATCGTGTAGCCAGAAACACCAGTGGAATTGGAGTTCTGACCCATTTTACTAACGGGTCGGAGCCCCCAAGCTCCATTAGTATTAGCCATATCCTTCGCTCCTTAAAGCAAAAAGGGGTTAAAACAATAAGTCCTAGTCGTTCTTAGGACCTCCAAACGTTACACGCGATTGGCGTTCAGGCTTCTGTATCGCCATCGAATGATGCTGGCTTTCCTTTAGAAGATCATTATCAACAGCCCGCATCGCATCTTCGGTCATTTGATCGAAGTATTCTCTGCGTTCTGCAACAATCTCTACTGGAATTCGAGCCAGCAACAAGCCTCCTACACCAAAAACACCTTCGTAACGGCCACTATCAATGGTAGGCGCTTCAAAATGAGGATATTCGTCTTTCCGAACTAGTTCCCACCCTTCTCTCATACGGGCAGAAACATTCTTCCGGTCATCGAATCCCCTTACTTCGGAACGTATCCACCTATGAGTGAAGCCTTCCGGTGGCGGAGGAGCGTCTAATAAAGACGGGGGTTTCCAAGGTTGGCGGGAGGGCTTGTTTTCCCGCGTCTCGGAAGCGCGAGGAGTACGATCAACTTCGGTATCTACCATAGCATCAATCTCCTAGCGTTTGTACTTCGCGTACTCGTCAAGAGGCACCCCAAGTTTATTCGCAATAGCAACCTCGCTTGGGGAAAGTCTTACTGTTCTGCGCCCAGAATTACTTGAGCGAATGGCAGAGGCAACCGTCTGTGATGGACGACGCCCCCGTTCTACGGTGACTATTTCCCCGTCATTGAGCTTATGGGGAAAGGCCTCCCGTAGTCTCTTATCGATTTCATTGTAGTACTCGGGCGACTCCGTGTCAAAACCTTCCTCTTCGATGAGAGTTTTGTGTATGCCAAATGCAGCGAAGGTCATGGCGTCATCTTCCCCGAACCAAGAATTCCGGGTAGCCCATTCTTCTGCTTTTGGATCCGGTCTGGCAGGAGCCTGCGGAGCTTGAGCGGCTTGCTGCTGTGCCAACTGCGCTTGGTATTGCGCTTGCTGGAGGGAGCGGGCCTGCTCCAATTTCGCAGCCTTGACCCGTTCTTCCTCAATAGTAAGTTGCGCCAGTTTCTTATTAAGATCAACTTGGGCAGCCGTATCATTAGTCGCAATGGCGCTTTCCAAATCTTTCTGTATTGATTCCGTCTGTGTGGCTACCCGATCCCCGTACTCATTCACATAGCCTTCGTCTAGGCTTGAAACTCGGGACTTCAGGTTGTTGTTCTCTACCTGAACATTTTTGGCGTAATTAAGTGCCGCGTCTTGTTGTCGCTCGGCCTCCCGGACCTTTTTAGTCAGCTTGTCGATACGTTTCTTAACTTTCTGGCTGTATTCCTCGTGTTCCGCAGAATCTTCCGCATCAGAAACGGTAGATTCTACGGCTACGGAGTTTACTGCAACTTGCTCTGGGCTTATCTCTACGGATACATCACTACCTTCAGTTGGTATGTCTACCACAAGTTCTTCGTTCTGTGCTTCCGGCATGGCTCTTTCTCCATGTTAAAAGTGCAGGATATCTTCGGGATCCTGTATGACGGCTATGACTTCATCGTCATTTAGAATGCGAACCTCACCACCGTCAATCTTGAAACGAGAGCCCGCATAACGACTAAAAATTATCCAATCCTTCTCTTCGCACCAAGAGCCACTCGGAAACTTAACTTTGTCTCCGTAAGCAAGAGACCCGACTTTCAACACATAGCCACATACGGTAGCTACAGATTCCCTATCGATGGTCTCATCCGGCAAGTAGATACCAGCCTCAGTTTTTCCTTTGCCTCTGTACGGCAATATCAGCAGACGCCAACCTGTCGGAGTTGGTAAATGATCAAGAGTGGAGCCTATTTTCTCGGGGTCCAAGACGCGCTCTTCTATCTTCACATATGCATCTTTTAAGGAAGATAGCTTATCTTGAATTTCCGTATTAGACTTATCCGTCATCAGTCCGCCTTTTCTAGGATTTCTCTTAACTCTTGTCCTATATAATCCAAAGATTCCATGGAGCCAACCATTTGTTTATATTCTTCATAGTCTTTTATGGTCCCCCTTGCCATCATTTCAAGAATCCTGCTCTTTCGATCCTGTATCCGTTCAAATAAATGTTCCGCTAAAAGAATACCGTCCATGGTTACTTCCTCATATTTGCCAGGGGGTTCTCCAAAGCTTTTTTGATCTTGTCGCTTATCGTAGAATTCAATTCTTTCATAGCTGCCCTAATTCGTCTTTCCAAGTCATCCATATCATTCCGAAGTTGTTCGCGCCTCTTATCAAAACGATCAGAGTTGACCGTCACCATAGTCCGGACCTTGGTGTCATTGGTCTCTATGCTACTACGCACAATCCGGAACACCTCTTTACCACGCTTCTCCACCTCATCCAACTGCCGGGACATCTGGTGCAGTTCGTCTTTGAGATCCCGCTTGATGTCCCTGGTATAATCTCTTGCCGAATCGGCTTTGAGTTCCAGCGCCGCCATGCTCTCTTTAAGAACCGCAAGCCTCTTATCAAAACCAGACAGGTCAGGAGCCTTATAGGTGGCAATCTTGGTCCGCATATTCATGTAATCTTTGTAAACTTCAAAGCTCCCCCACGCGGCACCGCATAATGTGGAAAGGGCCGTCAAAATCAATACGATCTTGCCACCACGGAACTTAACTCCACCAAATTCTATTTCCGCCATCGGGCAATCACCCCTGCCGCCAAGCCAGTGTACTTTTGCAAGTACCACAAACCCGCTCCCCTTTGTGCTGCGACATAAATTCAATAAAGCACATAAGACACTTACGAATTACCGGTTCCAAGTTATCCGCCTGGGGCTTTTTATTTAATTCCGCCCGCGAAACCATCACTTATACTGCGAATCAACAAGGGCGCGGTGTCGTACCGTGGAGCCACCAAAAAGAACATATTGAGCGAAATTGTTACCGTTTATTACAGAGTCTGTGAGGACCTTACCAGTGAAGAAACCAGGAGTATCCTTGAGCCTAGACACGGGATCAAAGAATTTCTTGGAGTTTCCAAGCGCCTGCATGACAATCAACGTCCGAATCTGGTTGGTGGCATCATAACGCCCCTTATCGCCCATCCGTTTCATAATCTTCTTAGCAACCTTCCCTTTAGCTGGGGCCTTCGGCTTGGGAGCATCTGATTCCTGATCTTGAGACGGCGCAGCATCCAGTTCACGTTCAACCTCTGTCCTCTGTGCTTCTACTTCGGGTTCCGGGGGAGGAGCCTCCTGACGCATGGGATTTGGCATCGTTCTTGGCGTGATGCTGATCTCAGAAGTCTCAGCAACCTCCACATCAAAGGACTGAATCGCCTCCCCCGCACTGTTGTTGACCGTCACCTCAAAAGTACTCGTCGGCGTAACTTGTGTTGTGTTCTGGTTCAACAAATCTAGCGTCTGTTCCATCGCCGTATTGATCGAATCCAGAATAGCCTGTGGTGTGTACGTGGCCGTTAGGAACGTGTTGTCGGCCCTCGGTCCATACAGCGAACCCCCCGTATACCCACTATCGATACCGTAAAGTTCCAATGTAGCTATCGCACTCGAAAAACTGTTCGACGGTATCGTCTGCATGAAATCAAAAGTACTCGTATCCCACCCCGTCCATGACTGGTCCTCATAAATATGCTCGAACTTGTGAAGCAACGTCCCAGCCGCATCCTTGATGTCCAGCGTAATCGAGAAAGCATCCTTGCAGTCCTGACCACTACCTGCGCTGCCGCAGGAAGGCACCGTGGCGTTCGAGTTATGAGACCAGATATCTGTCCCATACGTCATCTCGAAACCATTGTTGATCTCGCCCTTCGTCATCTCCTCGAACAAGTCCACAGACTGCTTAACCGTCGCCCCCTCACCGCCACTCTTAAGGGCGTTGCCTCCGCCAGGGCCACACGAATTGCAGATGTATCCGTCGCCCGTCGCCGTCCAGTTGGGAACCGTACTCGTGTTTGTCGAAGACTCAAACCCAGGATTGGAGATAAGATTAGGCGTCGTCTCCTCAGAAGAAGAGAGGGAGGGGAATACCAAACAATAACCCAATACCAAACAGGACGCCCAAAGGTGTGATCCATACATATCCTTTAGAACCCTCATCTACCCCGACCTCTCTTTTTTTTTAAAAACCTCGCTGTCATCCGGAACCTCGTCCTCGCTCTCTTCCCAGCCAGTTTTTGCCTCATCTCCGATTTTACCTTGATATGGGCAATAAGTCCCCGCCATCCACATAGCATCGAAG